CCCCTGCCTGGTATACCGCCAGACAAGACCAATGAACTAATGAACAAGTGAACCAATGAATCAATGAACCAAAATATTTTACCAAAAAAATTAGCATAATTAAAAAAATATTCTTACATTTGATTCTACTTTATGCCAATCGGCATTTTAAACATAACAATGAAAACTTCTTATAAATTCAAAAACGCCCAACAGTTGGGCGAGTTGATAGACGATTATTTTTTATATATTAAAGGAGAGTATGAATTAACACAGCCAAAAGGACGCTCAGCAAAACCAATTCAAAAAATTTATAGCCGTGAACCAGAATTCCCTACCATTAGCAGCCTGGCTTTATTCCTTGGGTTTGATAGTATGACAGACTTTAAGCAATATGAAGGGATGCGACACTATTCAAAGTTTTTCAATCATGCCAGGCTGCGTATTGAAGCCGCATACCAGCAATTACTTTTTGAAAAACCAACCGCTACCATATTCGCACTGAAAAGCATGGGCTGGAATGACAAGCCTGGAGCAACTAAAACATCAACCGAAACCCACAAAACCCTCAAAGTCGAGATGACCAGCACCGGCCCGAAACCTGCATCTACCGAAAAGGAAGTGGATGTTTTAATTTGAGAATCTTTCGAATTTGAAAATTTGAAAATTTGAGAATTTGAAGATTTGAGAATTTGAAGATTTGATAATTAATCGCCATCCCTCCAATGACCAATGACAGCGAAGCGAAATGACCAATGACAGTGAAGCGAATGACTAATGACAGCGAAGCGAATGACTTATGACAGCAAAGCGAAATGACTAATGACAGCGTAGCGAAATGACCAATGACTAATGACCAATTAACCAATGACCCCAAATTTGAAGTATCTATCCTGTTTGGGCAAAATTACAATACCGATGCCCATGTTGTGGTAAACCAGGGCGGCACAAGCTCGGGTAAAACCTACGCCATTGGGCAGGTGCTGTTTTGTATAGCTTGCCAGGCGCCAAAACAGGTTATAACCATAGTAGGCCAGGATATTCCCAACTTAAAAGCAGGCGTGCTGCGCGATGCGTTAAGTATTTACAATAGCTCGGTTGTGTTACAAACAGCGGTAAAAAGCTATAATAAAAGCGACCGGATATTTGAGTTCCATAACGGCACTTTAATCGAATTTAAAAGCTATGCCGATCCGCAGGACGCAAAATCGGGCAAGCGCGATTACCTGTTTATAAACGAAGCCAATGGCATAAGCTACGCGGTTTATGCCGAGCTGGCCTTGCGCACCCGCAAACGTATTTATATAGATTATAACCCCAACAGCACCTTTTGGGTACATGAACAGGTAATAGGCAGGCCGGGAGTGCAAACCATCATATCCGATCACAGACATAACCCCTTTTTGGATGATACTGTCAGGGCCAAAATAGAATCGTTAAAAACCGAGGATATCGAATTATGGAAAGTGTATGCCCGGGGCCTTACCGGTAAAATATCCGGGCTCATATTCCCCAACTGGTATGTTTGCGAACAAATTCCGCCCGAAGCCAGGTTAATTGCCACCGGCCTGGATTTTGGTTTTACCAACGACCCAACCGCCTGCCTGCAGGTTTACCTGCAAAATGGCGAGCTATGGATACACGAATTGATATACCAAACCGGGCTCACCAATACCGATATAGCCACCAGGCTAAAAGCCGAAGGCCTGAGCCTTAAAACCGAGATTATTGCCGATAGCGCCGAGCCAAAATCGATAGAAGAATTTAAGCGCATGGGCTGGTACATCACCGGGGCAAAAAAAGGCGCCGACAGTATCAATAATTCTATTGATATACTTAAACGGTATAAAATAAACGTAACCCGCGCCAGCGTCAACCTGCGTAAGGAGCTCGACCGCTATAAATGGCGTGTTGACCGCAGCGGCAAAACCATCAACGAAGCTGTAGATTCCTACAACCACTTGATAGATGCCCTAAGATATGTTGCTTTAAATAAACTGGCAATAAACAACCGGGACAACAAATTAAGATCGAGGCTGCCATATAACCCTAAAACAACCAGCCGCAGCATGTTTGATGAACTAATCGGCTCACGTTTTTAACAGACCATTAAAACTCCCCCTTCAGGGGGCTTGGGGGGCTAACCAATAACACTATCCCTGTAAATTAACCAATCAAAAACTCCCCCTTCAGGGGGCTGGGGGCTCATTATGATAGAAAAAACATTAAAAACAACTACGGGCAAACTGCCCATCAAAATCCCCACTCAATTAAGCGATGTTACGCTTGGGCAAATGATGGCCATGCAGGCCAAACCAAACTTAAATGATATTGAAGCCATCAGCATTTTATCGGGCATACCCGTCAGCGAGCTTCAGCAGGTAAAAGATGCCAATGATTTTCTTGTTTTTACTGATAGCGTACTGGCATTGGCTTACCAGATCAAATATCTGTACAACAGCGACGTGATACCCAAACAGATTAGTTTCCTGCTGCCCGGCGAAAACCGGCCAAAAACGGTAAAGGTGTTAGATAACCTATCGGTTGAGCCGGCAGGCGCTTTTATGGCCGCACGGGAAATTATTGCCGATGAGGTAAACAACCACATTAAAAAATTTGGCGAAGAGGACTGGAAAGAAAACTTTAACCCATCATTAAACGCCTGTTGCCAGGTACTGGCCCACTATTTTTATTGCCGGGCAACAGGCAAACCCTATAACGAATACCAGGCCGAAGAATTTAGCAACCATATAAAAAACATGCGGGTAACGGAGGCACTGCCCATATCAAAGCATTTTTTTTCCTGTTATCCCAGCTTATCGACACCGAAAATAAGCTGCTGGCATCGCCTGCAACAATTTTGGAAAAACGCGCGGGCATACAATCGTTCGAAAAATTTAAATATATCAACACCATAAATGCCCTTGCCGATGGCGATATCACCAAATGGGACATCATCCTGAACATGCCATATGAAAGGGTACTCACCAAACTCCTGCTCAACAAAACCGAAGCAGAATACCAGAAAAGGTACGGGGAAATTAGTCGGGAGTCTTAAGTTCTGAGTTTTGAGTCTTAAGCTCTTTGGTTTAACATAATCTCACTCGCAAATTACTTTAAAATCAATAATTCACTAAATCACTAATTCAATAATTGCCTCCATGCGCAACCAAATAGAAACCATCGTACACTCATTAACCGGCAGCCCAACATTTGCTTACGGTACCCAAAACGAGCTAAACACCCTGGCAGAGGATAAAATTTTTCCGTGTGTGTTTATGTACCCGCTGCAGCCCATCGAGGTATCGCCACAGGTAAACGGCTCTGTTAATAATACATTCACCATCTATCTTGAATTTTTATTTAAAACAGATTTCGGGCAGTTTACTGCCGACAACGAAACCTTTGTGCAGCAGGCGCTGCAAATGGCCAACCAGTTTATAGTAAAAGCATCAAAGTATCGCGAAGGCGAAGGCAGGTACTTCCGCATCAAGGCTGGCATCAAGGCAAAATGCCTACCGGTATATAATAAGTTTGATGTAAATACTACAGGTGTCGGATTAACCATCACCCTGCCAACCATGTACTACGATACATTTTAAGCCAACTTTTGACCACCTAAAAATCAAAACAATAAAAACATGGCTATAGTAGCAAACATCACCATTACCAACACAACCAGCCCCAGCGAAGACCAGGTTTATGGCGACGGGCACATTTTTTTAACCGATTCTGAAACTAACCAGCCCGTAAACGGCAACAACGTTGTTGTAACCTTTACCCAGAATATTAATGGCAACATTTCCACACGATCGGTAACCATACCAGGGCAAAGCATTAAAATATTCTCGGGCCTTATTGCCGATAAAATAACCGGTTATTTTGTTACTTTCAGTACGCCACAGCTGGGCGCCGTGCCCGATCCGGAGCCACCGGTAAACACCTGCGACCTGAAGATCAATTTTATCCACATAGATAAGCCCGAATCGGCCCCCGGGGCAGCCGACGCCCAGGTGACGGTTAATGCATCATCAACCTATGGCCCTATCCAATACAGTATCAACTTTGGCGATACGTGGCAGGTTTCGGCTACATTCTCAAACCTCAGCGGTGGTATACTTTCGGTAGCAGTTAAAGATGCCAACAGTTTGGGCTGTACAGCTAATGGCTCAGTAATCATCCCTACCCTATCCGACCTGCTGATCAATGATCCATCGGTAACCATCGGCGGCAATACCTCCCGCTGGAACGCGGCATTTAATCCCGTGGTGTTCACCTATCAGCGTAAAGACTTCAGCGTATCGACCGTTACCGCTAATTACGAAGCCGGCTACGCCTGCGTCACGTTAAACACAAACCTCACCAACCTGGCCGGTGACTACCTGGTAAAAACCGGCGACAAAATTTATATCAACGCGGGCTTTTACCAGGGTGTTTATGAAATAGTAAAACCCTATACTTATAATCAGCTGGTTATAA